AAATTATAGGAATGCAAAATGCTGGACAAAATACAGGCGAAGAAACTCAACCCGGTGGTCAACAACCCGCAGGTATGGGAGGTGCTGGTGGAGTACCTGAAGGACCGCAAGAACTTGGAACTACAGGCACTGGTGGTGGCAACATCGGAACAGGAAATGTACCGAATCCAGGGGAAGATTCATTCTCTGGCACAATTAGAGGAGCTGCCCCAGAAGGTGAAGGAAGCACTTAGTAGATTAGAGGACTAATATGAAAAAAGGAATGTTAGATAATGATAAAAACCGTATGAGCTATGCTGATGGTGAATTAGTAAATCCAGAAAAAGCTGATTTAGATAAAGACGGTAAGATATCTTCTTATGAAGAAGCTAGGGGTAAAGCTATCGAAAAATCTATGAGAGAACAAAAACAAGAAGGTGGTTCAATGTCTATGGATGACCAGATGGATTCTATGATGCAAAGAGAAGAAACTCCTAATATGGAAAATCAAATGGCAGATATGATGCCAGAAAAAACTTACTCAGAAGAAATGCAAGAAGAATTAGAACCTCTTCCAGAAAAACCTGAAATGAACTCAGATGAAGAAATGGAAGATAGTTATTTAGATTTTATAATAAATGAAGCATTGTCAGATGAAGAAGAAGCAATGCTTATGAATGAATTACAAAACAATCCACAACTTAGTATGTTATTTGATAAAGTTATGGATGTTGCAATAGAATTTTCAGGCTCTGGTCCAGTTGAAGGACCGGGCTCGGAAGTCTCTGATTCGATACCCGCAAGGTTATCGGATGGAGAATTTGTCTTTACTGCTAAAGCAGTGGATGTTATCGGAGCAGACAATTTAATGTCTATGATGAAACAAGCCGAAGCTAAAGCAGATGAAAGACAACCAGCTCAAGAAGGTGGAGCTATAAGGGAAGAAATGCAGCAACAAGCTGGGTTCGCACAACCTCAAGAAACTACTCAAAATATTAGAGTAACAAAAGAGACTGTTGACCCTAGTGCGATGGTGCAGGAAGAAAGTGATTTGACGGGAGACGAGATTCGTTCTCAGATGATGCTTGACCCTTATCAGCGACACGTCAGAAGCTAATAGGAATAAAGCCACCCAAGGAAACTTGGCACTTTATAAAACATAACCGAAAGGCTACCTTTACAAGACAAGCCCTGCAAGTGCACACGCAGCTACCTTGTTAAACGAAGCCCCGAATAGGAGTAGAAAATGACTGAAAAAGTCCAAAAAAAGGAAACTGCCAATCCTTATAATTTAAAAAAATCTTGGCATACTGGTGAAGATGAACCTTTTAAATCAGCAGACCAGCTTTACTTTGAAGAACCATCTGAGAAGAATAAGTTATTTAAATCAAATGATGTTAACGAAGCAGAGCAGGTTGGTAATGTTGAAACTGGTAATTTAGAAGCATCGAAAGATGAACCTTATAAAAAACCAGATTATAAAAAGCGTTATGATGATTTAAAAAAACATTACGATGCTAAACTAAATGAGTTTAGAAGCAGAGAAGAAGAGTTATTAAAACAGGCAACTCCTGAATATAAAGCTCCAAAAACTGAAGAAGAACTCGAAAAGTTTAAACAAGAGTATCCAGATGTGTTTGAAGTTGTAGAAACTGTTGCTCACATGCAAAGCGAATCTAAGGCAAAAGTTCTAGAAGAACGTCTTAGTAAACTCCAAGAACGTGAAGCAGAAATGATACAACAACAAGCTGAACAAAGGTTATATGATAGACATCCAGATTTTGATGATATTCGAAACAGTGATGACTTTCATGAATGGGCAAAAGAACAGCCTGAGTCTATCCAGCAATGGATATACAATAATGCTGACGATGCTGATTTAGCTAGTAGAGCTATTGATTTATTTAAAAAAGATAAAGGTATTGACCTTCCTAAAAAGGAAAAGAAGTCATCTTCTAAGAAGACTAAACAATCTGCTGCCGATATGGTTTCAACTAAAACAACTGCGGTTGAACCAGTTCAAGAGAAAGTTTGGTCTGAAAGGGAGATTGCTGCAATGAGCATGGATGAGTTTGATAAATACGAAAGTGAAATCAGCGAAGCTATGCAACAAGGCAGAATCGTTAAATAAACTATAAACACAAAGGAGTATTATCATGGCTCAATTTTTTGAACCGTCAACTGATACTGATGCTAACTTTGCAAACTCCGTTAGTGGACAAACTAATAGTTTTTTCCTACCTAAGATTTATTCGAAAAAGGTTTTAAACTTCTTTAGAAAAGCCTCGGTAGTTGAAGCTATTACTAACACTGACTATGCTGGTGAAATATCCGCTTTCGGAGACTCTGTTAGGATTATTAAAGAACCTGTGATTTCAGTTTCTGATTACACAAGAGGTTCTGACACTACTCAAACAAAGTTAACTGACCAAGAGATAACTTTGGTTGTAGATAGTGCAAAGGCTTTCAAATTCATCGTAGATGATATTGAAACTAATATGTCACATGTAAACTTCAAAGAAGTCGCTACATCATCTGCTGCATATGCATTGAGAGATTCATATGATGCTGCTGTTATAGCTTCTATGTTCTCTGGAGTTTCTACATCTTCACCTGACCACGTGCTAGGTGCAGATGCTTCTGCTGCTACTCAAACTATGGGTCAGCATCAAGGTGGCTCTAACTCTATAGACTTAACTGGTTCTGATGGAACAGGAACTGACCCTCTAGATGTAATGTCATTTATGGCTAAACTTTTAGATGAGCAAAGTGTTCCAGAAGAAGGAAGATGGTTCGTTGCACCACCTTCATTCTACAATGAACTAGCTCAATCTGGTTCTAAGTTACTGTCTGTAGACTTTAACGCAGGTCAAGGCTCTATAAGAAATGGTCTTGTATCTAGTGGTAAACTAAGAGGATTTGACATGTACAAATCTAATAATGTTGCTGCTGCTAGTACAGCTACTGGTAAAATACTTGCCGGTCACATTTCTTCGACTGCAACTGCACAAACTATTATCTCAACTGAAGTGTTGAGAGACCCAACTTCGTTTGGTGACATAGTTCGTGGATTGCACGTTTACGGAGCAAAAGTGTTAAGACCTGAAGCATTAGTTTCAGCTTTTTACACAGTTGATTAATAAAATTGGGGGAGTCTTCGGACTCCTCCTTTTTTTAAGGAGATACAATGGAAAAACAAATTAGTTACTACGAAACAATTCATGAAAAAGAAAAAAAGTGTTTAGAGATGGTAGGTTACAACACTATGAAATTTAAATACGAAAACGACAAAGAAGAAAAATAAGGTTATAAACCTCATAAAGGAGCTAGTAAAAAAGCTTTTTAATATTCAAAAACTACATAGTAAATAATGGCTAATACATATTTAGAATTAACTAATGAAATTTTACAGGAGTTAAATGAATTAACTTTAACTTCTGTAAATTTTGCTAATGCCCAAGGTTTTCAAAAGTTTGTAAAAGATGCAATTAATAAATCTATTTATGATATTGCTAATGAAGAACCACAATTACCTTTTTTTTCAGCAGGGGTAAGTGGTGGTACAGACCCGTTTTATGGAAATGTTACTGTCGCTACAGTTGCTGGACAGCGTTGGTATACTTTAAAATCAGATAGTAGCAGTATTATAACTGACTATGCTTCTGTTGACTGGGATGATTTTTATATTACTACCATTAATGTTAGTGGTGAATCTAGTCCATTTGTTTCAAAAGGATTAAGATTATTAAATCATGCTGATTGGCGAAGATATTATCGTGATAGTGAAAATACGGATGATGCAAACTCTATTAATGGTGAGCCTAATTTTGTTATTAAATCACCAGATAATAGAAAGTTTGGATTAAGTCCAATACCAGATAAAGTTTATAATGTGCATTTTTATGCTTTTAATAGACCTACAGCATTAAGTGCTCATAGTGATGAAATAGTATTCCCAGAGCAATACAGCAATGTAATTACTGCTAGAGTACGTTACTATGTTTGGCAGTTTAAAGAAAGTCCACAACAAGCATCTTTTGCTTTAGATGATTATAGAAAAGGTTTGAAGTATATGAAATCAAATCTTATGAATCCAACACCAAGACGAATGACGGATGACCGTACATATTTTTAGGAGACTAATATGGCATTAACAAAAATCTCAAGAGGTTTATTAAGCACAGGTGTATCAGACAGTTCTGATGCTACTGCTATAACTATTGATAGTTCTGAACGAGTTGGAATAGGAACTACAAGTCCAACAGGTAAATTAGAGATAGCAGCAACAGGTACAAATGCAGCACCACACATAAAATTAACCGAAAGTGGTGATACTAGAGAATTTAATATTTATAACGATGGTTCAGGTAATGGTCATTTGGTTTTAGCTGATAGTGATGATGATACTTCAGATACTGAAATTGTTTTAAATGACAATGGCATTATTACAATGCTTACTGGTAATTCAGAAAGAATGCGAATTGATTCTTCTGGTAATGTTTTAGTTGGAACTACAACATTTAACAACTTATCAACTGAATCAGGAGTTTTAGCATCTAACAATGTTGTAATGGCTAGAGGTGGCTTAGTTGACCATCAAGATGCTTGTGCTGTTTTACAGTATTCAAGTGATACTACTTGGTTAAGAGCTTATGGTGATACAGCTGGTTCAGGATTAATAGTTTTTAGAACAGGTGGTGGTGCAGGTTCTAACGATGCAGAAGCAATGCGAATTGATTCTTCTGGTAATGTTGGAATTGGAACTTCATCCCCAGATAGGCAACTTTCAATAAATGACTTTTCAGGTAATGGTACATTAAGCATAAATGCTTCAACAAGTGGTGCTTGTACAGTGTACTTTGCAGATGGTTCTAGTGGTACAAGCATTTATGCAGGTTATATACAATATTCTCATTCTGATAATTCCATGCAATTTGCTACTAATGGTGGTTCAGAAAGAATGAGAATTACTTCTGGTGGTGGTGTTGGAATAAATACCACTAGCGTAACTGGTGCTTTAACTGTCCAAGAATTAAGCAATCAAGTTATACGAAGCGAATCCACAGGTTCGGGTACTGTTACACATCTACAATTTGTTAAAACTTCTGGTGGTGCTGCACAAATAGGTGCTATTACAGGAACTACCAGTTCAGTATCTTATACTTCTGGCTCTGATTACAGATTAAAAGAAAATGTAATAACAGACTGGGATGCAACTACTTTACTCAAGTCATTAAAACCAAGTAAATTTAATTTTAAGGATAATCAAAGTGAAACTGTAACAGGATTTATTGCTCACGAAGTCCAAGAAGTTTTGCCATATTTAGTAAATGGAGAAAAGGATGGTGAAGATATGCAAAGTATGGATTATGCAAAATTGACACCTTTACTAACTAAAGCAATCCAAGAACAACAAGAACTAATAGAAGATTTACAAACTAGAATAGAGGAATTAGAAGCATGACTACAAAGATACCAGTAGAACTTTCAAGCACACCAAGCATTGTTGACAATGGTGATGCTACTGCTATTACTATTGATAGTTCCGAAAATGTTGGAATTGGCATGACACCATTCACAGGTTATACAGGTTACAGTTTGCAAATTGGTGGCACATCTCAAACTTTTATTTCTATTCATAATACTACTACAGGAAATACTGTAAATGACGGTTTTTCATTAGGTAATGATGCTAGTAATGTTTATTTAACTAATAGAGAAAATACACCAATGATTTTTTCTACTAATAATACAGAAAGAATGCGAATTGGTTCTGATGGTAAGGTTCTTATTAATACCACAAGTACAGTAGGTACAAGCACTGCTTTAGTAGAATTTAATAATTTAGGAAGTGGTGGTAGAATTTTAAACACTAAAGACAATGGTACTGGTTCTTGTAAT